TCGTATGCCTTCTGACGCTTTTCAGGATCAATAGGAGTACTGATCGCATCACGTCCTAGGTTACCTGCCTTACGGAACATCTTGTTCTTAGGAAGTTCCTTGTAACCTTCTTCTACTTCTTTCTTATTACCCTTCTTACTCATAGATTTGCCAATGGCCTTACGGCGATTGGCGAGATAGTCATCTGAAGAATCCTTATCACCGTCGTTATCGATGTCACCATCTTCCTTACCTACGGCATCCATCTTCTTCTCATAGATGGAAGAATAAGCACCACTCCAATCCTTTCTGATTTGAGAGAACTCTTCAAGTTGGGGGTTCTTCATAGAAGTTCCCATCTTCTCCATGTCCTTACGGGCCTTCTCGTTATTCTCTGCTCTCTTCTTCATGTTGGTCTCAAGGTAAGAAGAATCCTTTGTCTTCTTCTCGATCAAAGAAAGAATACCTTCTTTGATAGCTTTTCTCTCTTGAGCAATCAGGGCTTCATGAAGTCTCTTACTACTACGATCTTCGTTGGAAGTATTGTGGAAGTTCTCTTGAACTTTCTTAGATCTTCTATAACCAAGGAATCTTTCTACAGTATGACCATTCTCAAGAGCAGCATCAAATGCTTCTCCAATATAGTCAATCTTTTGTGCCTTGAGATCAGACTGACTACTCTTCAGTGCCTCACTCAAAATATCAGCAATGATATCAGAAGATTGTTCGATATCAAGACTAAGTTCAAACATCTCTTCCAGAATCTCTTCAGCAACTTCCTGAAGATCAGAGGAGTTCAGTTGGTTGAACTGCATATCAGAAATGAGATCTCTAGACTCACTCAGCTGATCACTAACTTCAGAACTGTGTACAGCTGAATAAGCTCTGTACAGATTACTCATATCCGACATGGTTTTAGTTCTAACAACTTTCTATTACCATTATTTATATTTAAGAGTTTCTATAGTTTAGAAAGTACTTCTTTGTAAATGTTTTCTGCAATTACTTTCATCATGAGTGGTGGGACCATTCTACCAACTCTTTCAGACTGTTGAGAATATGTACCAGTCAAAACAAAGTCATCAGGAAGTGATTGAATACGTTTAAGTTCTGGAACAGTCAATGGACGATCTTCATTCCAATGAATCAAACCACCACTAGCAGTAAGAGTTGGAGATGGTTTTTTTAAAGAAACTCTCTTTGTATTAAAACAATGTCCTTTAGGGTGATAATCCATACCAGTCAAAACTTTATCTGGATTCTTGGGCATCTTACTGATAACATTTTTGTATATGTTACTACTTACCAACTTTTCAGTAAGAGTTTTAACATCTTCAGAATTATTCTCAACACCATCAATGATATCAGAAATTGTAGTTGATTCTTTTGAAGGTCTGGGAAATATACTATTGACTCCAGTAATCAACATTCCAATCTTATCTGCAATATCTTCACGAACTCCAATAAAGATAAGTCTCTCCCGTCCTTGTCCCACACCATGATTTGATGCTTTCATTACTTTAGAAGTGACTAGGTATCCAATTTCTGTAAATGCATTTGTAATCTTTGCATAGTATGTTTTAGCTTCACCAACAGTCAATCCTTTGACATTCTCTGCAACAATTACTTTTGGTTGAATATCTTTTGCTATACGGATATATTCAAAAAACAAATCTTCAATATTTTCAACCTGTTTACCGTCAGAGTAAGTTTTTGTCTTTCCCCAGCCATCAGAATGTTTACCACTAACTCTAGTAGTGTAGGTGTTTCCAAATAAGTCTACCCTCTCTTCTTCATAGATGTTATGACACATGGAACCTGCAACAGAGAATGCAGAACATGGTGGTGAACCATCAAGAATATCAAGTTCTCCTTGTTTGAGACCAGTGGCTTCAAGAAAGTCTTTACCTGTCAACTCCTTAATATCACCAGGTAAAATAGTAGTAGATGGATAATTCTTGGAATAAGTCTTTCTTGCTTCTTCTACAAACTCATTGATACAGAGAATCTTACCACCTGCAAGACGATAACCAGTGGACGAACCACCTCCACCAGCAAACGTAGAAATAACAGTGAACTTCTGTTGAGCTTCACCATCATAGACATCTTGTAATTTGTAGGGGAGTTTCATGAGAACTGTTTCTTATAGTGTGTAGTGTAATATGTTTTTGGAGAATCTACAATGTCTTCGTAAAGAGATTTGATTCCCATGCCATCCTGAAATGCTACCTTCTTCCTATCAACAATATCATCTGGAAGTTGACCTCTAAAGGCCTCTTGAAGAATTGCTTTAGGTCTAGCCTTACCGTCCCAAACAGTATCTTGACTGAGACCAAGTGCAGTCTCTACTAACTGGGTGTTTAAAAAAGGTAGTCTACATTCAATACCATACTTCATAAAAATCTTATTACATCTTGTGAAATTTTTACGATGTTGTGAGCCAAAGAGTCCGATTCTATAGTCAGTCCAACCTTTATCCTTAATACCATGGTAACTCATACCATAGGATGCCCAGAGTTCGTCACTACCTTCACCTGACATAATCACCTTGAACCCATCTTCATGGATTCTTTTTGCAAGTTGAATACAAGGATATCCAATCTCTACTTGGGCCTTATATGGCATCTCAATAGTATTGATAACCTCATTAACGTCATCGATGGTAGGTGGTTGAACTATAACTTCTCGGAGTTCAACTCCCAAATATTTAGCAACTTTTCTAGCAGACTTTAAATCTTTTGAGTTCTCATCGTGGACTGCAGTATATGTCACCAAGTTTGGGATGTGTTTAGATGCAATGAGAGTTGTGATAGCAGAATCAATACCACCAGAGAGTAAACATGCAACAGGAACATCGGCAACAGTTCTTTCAAATGAACCCATCACAATGTTTCTATAGACCATTGCTTTAGAATCATTAAAGTTCCATGTAGAAGTATCTTCAATATGTTCTCTGATATTATACCAATACCCCTCTTGTACAGAGTAATCAGAGGAAACCTTAATAAATGATCCTGGTTCTAACATTTTAACTGTTTTACCAGTCTCCCCCATTGCCAAAAGACCTTTGATCTCTGAACAGAAAGAAAATGATGGAAAGAGACCTGTAAGGAGAGAGTAATGAAGAGGAACTTCACCGTGACGATCTCTCACAATAGTAATAGAACCATCTCCTTGAGTAAATGCAATGGCAAACATTCCCTGAACTTTATTCAGTCCTTCAATACCATACCTATCCAAGATAGCACAAAGGACCTCAGTGTCACCTGAAGTCTTTGTTTCAATATTCAATTCTTCTCTTAACTCACGATAGTTCCAAATTGTACCATTGAAGATCATGGTGGTGTCACCATAAACAAATGGTTGATTTGACTCATTACTAGTATCAATAATAGACAAACGAACGTGTCCAAAATAAACATTGTTCAATTGAATTATTTTTTGGTTGTCTGGTCCTCTATGAATAATAGCATCTAGACCCTCTTCAATTTGTGGGATATCAAACCCACCAATAATTCCACACATTACTTAATTGCAATAACTCCAACGAACTGATGGTTTCTCCAGAAGATCTGACAGTCTTTGAAACCTGCTGACATGATCATATTATTCAGTTCCCACCAGGTATTAGGTTTCAACATATCACGGAGTTGTTTCTCTTTATCCATGATCTCATCCGCAGAGAAGGTCTTTCTTTTGTAATCGTAATGATTGAAGGTAAGAAGTTCTTGGAAGAATGCATTCTCACACATCAACTTCTCTGCAAAGATAAATGCACCACCTTCATTGATACCATTGTAGATCTTATTGATAGTCTCCTGTCTGGTAGTCTTAGGCATGAACTGCAGAGTGAATAGTGAAGTCACAAGAGAACAGTTCTTGAACTCATAGTTAGTGACATTACCACGAACCCATTCTAACAATGCACCAGGATATTCTTTACGAACCTCTATATGACGTTCCTCAAGATCATCATAAAAACTACCAGCAAGTTCTACACCCACATAATGTGCGCACTGACGATTAGGATTGTTACCAATAATCATCTTGGTAAGTTTGCCAGTTGAACATCCAACATCAACAACTTTAGTGTGATCCTCCACAAAGTATCGGGAGAACGATACAGTATCTTCTAGGAGGTTTGAATATCCACGAATACTATCGTTGATATGGTTATCAAATCCTTCAGGAGAATGTGCAAATGAGAAGTCGTATGTCATAAATTATTTTTAACTAAAATTAGAATCGGCAAACTGTTTCATATTCTAACTGATTATCAATATGTTTATCAAGTGTAGAAATGATATTACGAACATCAACAATTCGTGGGGGAATACAGGTAGGATCAAGAGTATAACCTTTCTGTTCTGTAAGCAGAGCCTGACGAATTACTGCTGCTTGTTGTAAATTCAATTCAAGATTAATCATACATCTCCTTCTTTACGGTTCTCTGAATGATGGACATCAAATTCTCCACCAGGATAACGGGACTTCAGTTTCTCAACATTCATCTCAATAATTTCATCAATGGTCGTATCAAGACCCATACATGCTTGTGCAACATACCACATAATATCGCCAAGTTCACGTTTCAGGTGAAATAGGTTTTCTTCATTTACTGGTTTACCTTGGAAGACAATCTTCTTGACAACTTCAGTAAACTCACCTGCCTCAGCAGACATTCCTACAGCAGCAGTAAACAGTCGCTCGGTAGGAAACTCTTGACCTTCCAATTCTTGAAGACGATAAAGGAATGCTTCGTGGTCTTTACTTTGTTGTGAGGTGACAGCATTGACAAATTCAAGGTAGGCTTCAGTATTTACAGTCATTAAAATTTAAATCCACTAAATGATTTTTTAGGTTTTTCTTGTTCATCATTATTGTACTCTTCTTCTTTACCATTGTCAAGAAGGTCATCCTGTGCAGACTGCTCACAATCATACAGTCTCATCTTAGCACGATCAATACCAACAACAAAACGTCTATGGACAGAGTAATCGTTATATCTGTTCTTCAATTGCTTTACAAGTATTTGTCCCAATGATTCCAACTCTTCAGTCGAAATAAGGGCAAACATAAGATCAGCAGTAGCAGGGAGACCAAAGGACTCAGAAGTGTCAGTAAGCTCAACATCAGAGCTACCATAACCAGAACGAGTGGTCTGAGTGGCAGATACGATAGGGACGTTTGTTTCGACAGCAAGTCCTCTAAGTTCTTCAGCAATTGCTTTAATATATGAATATGAATTGACAGTGCTATTTCCGCGATATCTTTCGGAAGAACATATATTAAGGTAATCAATGAAAATAATATCAGGTCGAAATGACTTCTTAAGTGCAAGTTCATTAAGAAGTGATTTGAAGTGTCCAGCATGAGCAGAGGCAGTAGGATACTCCTTAATAATTAGGTGACCTTGAGTCTTTTTGGCCAGGTTTGTAACCTTTGTTTCAAACATTTGTTTTGGAAGGTCAACAATCTCCTGGATATTTACATTTAGGAGGTTCGCATCAATTCTTTCAGCAATGCGCTCTTCTGCCATCTCCATTGTAATGTAGAGAACGTTCCTCCCTTGGAGCAAGACGGAGCTAGCCACATGGCACATGAATAAAGATTTCCCGACACCCGTACCAGCAAGAGCGATGTTAAGAGTTTTGTTAGGGAGCCCACCTTTCGTGATTTTGTTAAAATAATCGAGATCGAATTCAATTCTTTCCTCCTTTCTGTGATAAGACTCATATCGTGCTTCATAATCTTCAAGGTAATCGTGTCCTACATGGTTATCAAAACTAACTGCCAGAGCATCAGACAGAATAGATGGAATGGCATCTGGTGCCTTCTTGGCATCTCCTCCATCAGCAATCTGAATGGATTCAATCAAGGCAAGATAAATGGCACGGTCGCGACACCACTTCTCAGTAGTATTAACCAACCAATCAAATTCTACAACATCGTCCTCAAGACAATTAACTACATGAGAAATCTGTTTATAAGAGTCCTCATTAATATCTCTTCTCTTTTCAATCTCAATATTGAGAATCTCTTTTGTAGGGAGTTCGTTATACTCAGCAGTGAAAGTAGAGATCTCGTCGAAGATTACCTTATATTTAGTGTCATCAAAATATTCTTCTTTAATGAATGGAAGAACCTTTCTCAAGTATTTTTCATTGTGTATTAGATTTTTCAGAACTAAAAATTCAACTTTGTCCATCAAGTACCGTAACTAAATTGTTCCTTTGCAATTGCATCAAGTTTCTCCATCACCTCTTTAGTAAAGTATACTTCAGGTTCCTTAAGAATGGCTTTGGCATACACCTTCTTACCGTCAATCTCATAACGTCCTGCAACGTTCTTCCAAAGTCCACCCAATTCTCCCAACTCAAGTAGACCATAATAGCGATCAAGACCACGCTCATCGTAGTAGAGACGCACTGTGACATCTTTGTTCTCCTTACTTAGACGTGACTTGTGAGTCTTAGCCTTGATAAGATTCCCAACTACTTCTGTTCCATCCTTTTCTTTCTTCTTTGAGAGATAGATGATCGTAGACGCTGCATACTTGAGTCCACTACCTCCACCCATTTCTTTCATTGGTACATAAGAACCAATGACATCATAGGTGTGATTGGTTACAATCATTGGAATTTTTGCTTGGCCCAGTTTAAGAGTCAACATTCTGAATGCACCTTTGATCAATTGAGATTTTGTCATATCACGGACAAGTTTCTCATTGAGGGCATCAGTGATTTCTTTCTCTGTAGAAAGCATCCCCAAAGAGTCTAACACAAACATACAAGGTTTGCGTTCATCTTCAGGTTTTTTTGAGTATAGGTCTACTGCTTTGAGAGCCTTACTCCTGAACTCCTCAATGGTAACAACATTGACAACAACTAGTCGATTCAGATCAATGCCACGACTTACTAGTAGTGACTTATTAACTGCCGCCTCAGTATCAAAATAAAGGCAATATGCATCGGGATTAGTATCCAAGAAGTTCTTGACCACTGCGAGTGAAAAGAAAGTCTTTCCAGTAGAACTTTCGCCAGCAATTGCAGTGATTTTATTACCAGAAACACCACCACGGATAGACCCAGATACAAGAGCATTAAGGATGAACGAACCAGTGTCAACGTATGTTTCAGTGTCATCAATCTCGCTTGCAAGTTTGGTAAAGTCATCTCCAATCTCTTTTACAATCTCTTTTAAAAAATCCATGTTAGTCGTCTATGGTAATAATTTTTTCCCAGTAGGGGGTACTGCCACTCACAATGTGTATCATTCGGGACAGGGTTTTAACCTCTTCAAGAGAGGATAAAACTATTGGTGGTCTGACAGTACAGTACCAAACTTTGTACATTATCCAAAGAAGGATTCTAAGTTTACAGTTTTCTCCACATTCCATCCAATAGCATCAAGGATAACCTTAAGAGGTTCCAAGAAAGACTTCTCAAATTGTAAGTCATAATCCACATATTGGTCAAGTCCCAACTCTGTTGGAAACTCTGAGATGAAAGAGATTACATTCTCATGAATTATATTTGGTTTTTTAAGGTAACAAAATTTAATCTTTTCTCCATTATTAATGAGAGAATACTTGTTTGTCAATTTCTTTTCTTTTATGTAGTGATTGAATAGTAAGGCACCTCGACAATGAATAGGAGTTCCCTTTGAATATATCGTTGCATGTGCCTTATATTTCTGGGCGTCAGAAACAGATCGAGGGAAGGAAATAGCTTCGATAGGAAGTTTCTTGAAGTCACTTCTACACTTATCAATATACTCAATCACCTCATCTTCTGTTCCATTCATCATTAGTTTGAGAGCATCCTTAATCATACTCCTACAAGGTGCTGGAGTGGATGACTTGACTGCCTCAATACCCATGATCTTAAGTTTAGGATCTTCATATCTAACACCCTCACTATCCCATACATTGAGGATATATCTCTTCTTGGCAGTCCAGATTCCACGGTCAGCAATGTTCTCCCTCTTCATCTGCATCTTTTGGTCATATGCATTCACATACGTCGCAAGAGTTTGATAAGATTTTTCGATGAACGGTTCCAGTTTTTCTTGACAGACTTTGTCAATGATAGAAACAACCTTGCTCGTATCACTAACTTTATCACCAAGAAATTTATCAACAATAGGTCCAAAGTTAAGATAGATTGAATCGGTGTCAGATGCGATGACATAAT